GGACCTTCTTTATAGATTGTTCAATGGCTTGCTCTGAATCGACTTTCGTTGATACAGAAGCGCAAATCGTAGTTGGAGCCCCCCTCACGGGGGACTCTGGTGGGCCTGAGGTAAACAGGCCAGATAGCCCTCAACGTATCGAGGGCACTGCTGTCCCAGCTGCGCGCTGGGACGATCATTATCTCCAAGCAAGCTTGGGGACATACGAGCGCGTGCTAAGGTGCGCACTCATTTCGTTCGGAGTCAATTTTAGATTCCGGGCTGAGAGACGCTCATGCTTGGCATGGGTGTCAAAGAAGCTCTCCCAGTGGGAGAGAGATCCTATCTGTGCAGCTGCACAGGTTAAACATGACTGTCTCATGCTGAGGCAGTACTATATGGGTGCGGATTACACGCACGCAACTCGATGCTCCTTTGGGAGCATGGTTCCCCGTTCCTTAAAGAAACGGAATCATGGCCGGCCAACTCGTTGGCTAGCGTTCCAGATCTCGTATATTGCACGAGCTCTGCCTGAGCCACCGAATTCGGTGGCAGAAAAGTCTGCAGCTAAACAGCTGGAGATGCTTGGTAGCCCAAGTATTAAGCTACCTAAAGGGCTGTGGTCTGATATTTACGAGACCGCAGTATATATGTGTGGGGGCGATTCATCGCGCCCACCAATTGCGTCGTCCGTGTTTGGGACGGCGTCATCTCTTTCCCATCAACGTAAGGATGGTGGGAAGTCAGAGGCCTTCTGTGAAGTCCTCCGTGATATGGGTCTGACTCGAAACGAGCCGGACTTTACTAAACCCCTAGGGGAGTTTACAATTGAGGAGGCTTTGCCCTACTCAACAAAGAGGCCGTTACCTAACGTCCTCTATCCTGCCGACCCCGATGTGGAGGCGGACTATATGTCGATGAATTTTCCATCGGGATATCCTCTGCGTATGCAGAGAGGCTGGGCTATGAAATATTTTCGTAGCCTATTGAATCCGTTCCTTGAGCGGATGATGGTTGAATCTGAGAATGCCCAGATTCATGAGGCAATTCCCGTCCTCGAACGGGGATTTAAGTGTCGGATGGTTTCTCGATCCGACATCAAGCTGGTTTCCGCTTCGGAAGCCTATAGGAAAGTCTGGTATCCCAGACTATCCAAGTTGGGTGGACGTGTGTCCATTCCTTTGTCCTCCGATACATATCGGAAACGTTTGTCCCCTTTCTCGAAAAGGGACCATGAGAGGCTCGTATACTCTTCGGACCTCTCCAAAGCGACAGATACTCTGTCGCATGATGCCATACGCGCATTTTGCGCGGGTGGCAATGTGCCCTTCCACGTTGTAGCGGGGGGCAACATCGGTGTCGAGATTACTCGCGGCACCCTAATGGGTATCCCTATGTCATGGGTAACCCTGTCCGCTATACATGCTACTATAGCGAATCGAGTCGATCCCAATGGGGATTGGCTCATAAAGGGCGACGATCTGGTCGCCTATTGGACTGCTCCAATGGTTCAGTCGTATCGCTCGCTTGTTGTTCAAGCGGGCTTCATAGTCAAGGATGATTTCCATGGCTCGAGAGGTCTTTTCTGTGAAAGGCCTATGTGCGTGAGGGATGGTTACCTCACGGAAGATCGTAGAGGATTCTATCCTCTGCGTTGGTGCGTTCCAGAAGTGGATCGCGTGCGTAGGGGGGCAGTTACTCCCCTACCAACTGTCCTCACTATTGGGGACACTGTACGCTCCCTGCTATTGCGGGGAGCCAATCGTGAATCCATAATTCGGATTCAGGCATATATGACTGGGCGAATTCGTGCCCAGTCCTATAGATGGGGAGTATCTCCCTATCTACCGGTCGCATTTGGCGGCCTTGGACTTGTTCCTAAGAATATGGACAAGTATATAGCTCGACGAGATCGTCGAGTCGTGACGTGGTTTATGAACCACCCCAGAGAGTTTGCGGTTCGCACACTCGCTATCTCAACCTCGGATAATTCGAGGTTGGCATCCGCCGTCCAAGGTGCCCTTAAGGGATTACTTGAACGGCCACGGTGGTATTATACCACCGATCCACGACCCGGTTTTCACGGATCGTTTCCGACTGGTCTATTTGCTAGATCAGCCACATGGTTCAATGCATATTTATACATTGACAGCTTCAAGAATGGACACACTCTTGACAAACGGCTTCCCAAACCTTTGGTGAAGCCCTTCACATTCCTCCGTAGAATTCGGAGGATAGATGCCAGGCGCGTTAAACTTAACGCGCCTGCCTTTAGGTGGACGTATGAGTCCGCCTATGACTTCCGCAACCGGGTTTATCCCCATGCGGTGGATACATGTCTGCTGATTGGTAATCAGCAGATCTCTATGGCGTACTACTATCCAGAAGTACCCCAATGGACCCTTGAGGGCTTACGCTCAGGGGGTGATTACGATGCCGACTTTTTGGCAACGTTTACTGAGGTCGGAATTCCGATCTCTACAGATGCAGTCCCATTTGATTTGGGGCTGGACGTTCCGGAAATTTTTCCGGACGACACGTAACTACGTACATGTCATACTCCCGCGGAGCGAGAGAAGGGACCCACTTCGTCGTGGGCCGGGTGTTTGTGAC